TTGGACTACAAAAGTATTGTTGATTGTTATGACATTAGTTGTACTGTTGTAGCTGATTGCTACACCTGTCAAGTTACCAGCTGACAACATTGCACCAGCCGCATCGGCTGCTCTGTCAGCAGTAAAATATTTGTTGAGATTTCCTTCGCCTACAGTATCTGTGGTCAATGATATGTTACCAGTTAATCCGTTGACATTGAGCACGGGAGAAACAGGTATACCACCTAGTGTAGTACCATCGCCAATCCATAACGGCGATACATTTTGGCTAGCAAAATCAGTTACAAAAGCGGGTTCGCCTTGTGCTAGAGTAACTCCTGTTCGCCCACCAACGCCTTGGTTTGGACCGCGTCTAATTTGTAATGACATATATTTCTCCTACCTTAAAAGGTTCCTAAATCAAATGGGTTTCCTAACGGATTGCTATAAGTTCCAAAATCACTAATGGATCCACTAAGCAATGCTCGCACTTGGTTGTTGATACTTCTAAGATCAAGTCCCCAAACTGTTGTTTCTACATCACCTGCACCGGTAACAGTATGGCCGTTTAAATTTAAATTTCCACCAAGAGTTGGTGCAGTATCTGTTAGTAAAGATGTTACTTGGTTTGGTGCTTGAATATTAACAGTAGTAGCAGTTGACGTAACAGTAATACCGTTACTGCCAGTGATACTTTTAAAATTCATTACCCCATTAACATCTGCTGAAAATATACCGCCATTACTTTGCTGTAGTGATGTTCCGATGTTTTGTCCGTTTAATGCGGATAACTGGGTATATAAATCTGTGAAATTGGCTGTTACTTTGGTAAATGCCGTGCGTAAATCGTCACCGGTACCGTCATTCGGGTAAATTCCTAAATTAATCGTTTGTTGTGCCATAGTTTCTTCTCGTTTATGTATTTACCGTTATAGCGCGGCTATCCTTGATTGGAAGTCCGAAAAGCTAGAACTTGCCGCAACAATGGCTTTTAGACTAGCTTTACTGATATAATCTGGCTTGGCGTACAATTCTGTAAAGTTTGCATTTACTTTTGTAAATGCGGTGCGAATGGGATCTCCAGTCGCATCGTTTGCAGTTGCACCTACGTTGATAGTTTGTTGAGTCATTATACTCTCCCTACGGCTACTTGGATAACTCCGGCTTCGCCGTAGTCCTTATCTTCTAATGCTTTACCAATTACAGCACCCAGTGTTGGTGTCAACGCTTTAACAGCATAACCAGGAGTTGCACTTGTGGTCAACATGTCTCCTTTCTTAACACGCCCAACTACTTTGACTGGTACACGACCTGCTAGTGCTATACAAACTTTAATACCTTTCTGATCTACGTTCATGATATATGCTGGGTCAGTTGTAACCACACCAGCTGAACGTGTGTCATTGATAATATTGGTTGTTGTAACTTCTTTTTCACCGCCAAACACCAGTACAGTGCCTGGTTCGTAATCTTGGTCGCCTTCATAGAATTCAGCCAAGTCAGAGTAGCTAGCTTGCAGTGTACTACTTGAACCTAAAACCCACTGTCCGTAAATATTGCCGCCTGTACTTTCAGCACCTGTTGTTATGGTAGTTGTTGTAAGAGTACCACTTACATTTAAAGAAGTAAGTGTACCTAAGCTAGTAACTTGTGGCTGAGCCGCTGTTCCTAATGTTCCATTTAATGTAGTGCCGCTTACTGTAGCCGCACTTACTGTTCCATTGCCAGCAGTAATGTTTGTGTTACCTGTATTGATACCACCGTTAGCATTAATTACTCCGGAGAATACAGTGTTTTGGCTAAATGTCCATAGTCCAGTAAATGTACCAGCATTAGCACTACTACCAGTAGTTAAGTTACTTGATTTTAATGTACCTGCACTGGCATCAAAAGAACTTAAACTGCCTAAACTCCACTGACCGGTTAATGTTGCTGAAGTACCAACAGTAGAACCAGCGTTAAGTGTAGTAGTAATTAATGTACCAGCGGCATTTAATACTCCGTTAACAGTAGTTGTTGAACTAGAATTCACGTCAGCAATGGTCATTGCAACAGACTGTGCCGGTGTTAAGAATGTTACAGTAGTACCAGAACTTCCAACAAACTTAGTACCGTTGGCAATATATCCTGATGCGGCACTGATATTACCGCTAGAATCAGTTTTAACAATCTTGCTTGCCGCACCGTTAGTTGTAATTCCAATTACACCATAAGTGTTGTTGCTAGTGTTTGATCCATCATACAACACCATCATTAAATTAGCACTTGAATTGGTTGTTACAGCATTGGCAGTATTAAATAATGCATTCTTAATACCATCACCGTCTGCAACCACATTACCGGGAGTAATTAGTCCCGGACTTGCCGCACTACCACTGCGGTTACCTAATACATAACCGCTACTAATGTAAGCTAGTTTGTTTAATGTAATACCGGTACTAGCACTAGTCGAAGTTAAATGATCAACCCAACCATATGTTGTAGTAAATGCATTACTATTAAATGTTGCCAATCCAGCCGCGCTTTGTGTAAATGCCACCGGAGCTGCCGACAGGGTAGCAGTAGCTTGTAATGACAATTTACTTTGCTGAATTGCCGCCGCAGGATTGATCATGCTGTCAACAATACTACTTGCTTGGATAGTACTGGTTATTGTTCCAGGCGTTCCATGAGCAAATGTAAATCCAACATGTGAACCAATTGGACTACCATTAGGAGTAGTAGATGATGGTAATGCAATATTTGTCCATTGGCTAAATGTTGAGTCATACACCATAAAGTTACCATTGGACTGATTGGTAAATGTTATAGTTCCGCTTGGTGTAGTTGTATAGCTAGTGTTTAAAACAGCAACTACAGTAGCACCAGTATAGATAGTTCCTGGAGTTGTTGTTACACTAACAACATATTGTCCACTTGTAAACCCTGTTCCAGTGACCAACATACCTGGAATAACTGTACCAAACACATTAGTAACAGTTAGTGTAGGAGGGCTAACACCAAACGCACTATAATTTCCAGTAGCTTTAATAGCCACATCGGCAAATTTATAAATGTTGTTTACTGCATTGGCTAATCCGTCAACATAACCTCTGTTAGCCGCATCGTATTGGCTAACACCACTGACAGCCATACCTAAGTTACCAATGGTGTAATTTGACATATTCAAATTACCCTTCATGGCCAGTGTACCGTTAAGTGCTAGGAAACCTGGACCAATTAAACTATTACTAGCAACTGGAGCACCACTATAGTCAATACCTAATCTGTAGTCAACGAAACTACGAACCGCACTCTGTACTGGAACAACGTCACTGGCATTACCAGTCATTGTGCCATCTGTTGAGAATTCAGCAACTACAACACCACGTTTAAATCCAAGACCGTCTAGGTTACTCAACGCAATACTAGCGGAGAATGTAACTGTACCAGTACCTTGGTCAACCTGGAAGAAGCGTCCTACTTTGAAAATACCGTTTTGGTCAGTTGTTACATAGAACACACGACCTACAGTTTCTTCTAGAACCTGATTACTTTGTGTAGCAGGTATAATAGCGTTACCGTAAATTTGGTTTGGATAGTTACTAGTAATGAAACCACCTGTACCGATATCTAAGAAGTCATGCCCTGTAGCACGGCAAGTACTAATACGAACGGTAATAGCACCACCTGCATTTTGTGCATAACCGATACGTAATGTTGTACTATAGTTGGTGTTGAATGGTTTACTAATGCCTAAACTGCTACTTGTGGCACTTGTAACTTCTTTGGTAATTGTTGTTGTACCGCTACCATATGTATTACTATTAGCTGTTGGACTGTAAGTGTACAATAATGTAATTGAATTTACAGAACTAGCAACACACAAGTAATAACCATTGAACAAGTTATTACTGTTACCAGCAACATAATAGTATACACCAGTAGTTTGCGCGGCACCACTGTAGGCAAATGTCACATAGTACATTCCGTTATACTGGCCACCGCTTTGTTGTACACTACTAGTAAAGCTGGTAACTGTAATACTACTACCATAGTTGAAACTTGGTGTGTAGAATGTAGTACTGGTTACACTGGCTACTGTAGTAACAGTGGTAATTGTTGCACCACCTCGTGTCAATGCTAGTGTAATACTAGGACTTGAAATACTAGCAATGTAATAAACTGGTTGAGCTGTACCAGTACCTGCACCAGTATTGGTAGCAGTAAATCTTAGGCCGACGGTGTTAGATGTAGCGCCTATTAGCGTATAGTTTGTTGTTCCTACAGTTAAGATAATATAGCTATTACCGATAACAAAAGATCCAGCACTTACTACACTAGATAACACGCCACCAAAACTAGTAGCGGCTGCACTAAAGTAAATGTCGTTACCAACACTCATACCAGTAGTACTACTCAATGTAACAGTACTTGGACTAGCTGTACTTACAACAGTTCCTGCATTTCCTGGATCTGTTGGATATACTAAAGTTGCTTGTAATTGTTGTAATCCAGCCGCACCTCCAGTTACTACCTGTACTGGGTTACTGGTCAATACTGGCGTTAAGATACCAGTACCTGGGGTACTCCAAGTGAATCCAGAACCAGTTCCACCAACTAGACTAATTGGTGTGACACCTTGTGGTGTAGAACTTAATGTTACTTGATTACCAACAGTACCAATTACGTAGTATGTCACTCCAACTGTTATGTTAGCATCAAAACTTGTTCCGCCAAATGTAATAGCGGTGCCAGCAATAATTCCACTGACACTGTTTAGTGTAACAGCATTGGTAGTTCCGCCAATAGTATTAACTACAGTACCCGATATTGCACTTAATGTAATAGTTGGTGTACTTGTATAACCATAGCCTGGACTGATAATTGTAACTGTAGCAATAGCACCAGTTGTGGTATTAATTGTACAACTGGCAGTGGCTTGGCTAGTAGCACCACCGCCACTGAACGTAATGGTTGGTGCAGTAGCATAACCACTACCGCTATTGGTAATAGTAATAGCAGATACAGTGGCTACCACTTGACAGTTAACTGTGATTCCTGATGGGATCCAAACAGCTGGACTAACTGTAAACTTGGTTGTGCTATCAATGCTTTGAATAATAGTAATGCCACTTGGGTTAGTTAATGCGTTAATACCTGTTGAACTTGTTGTAGGAATAAACGCACCAGTAGTACTAGTACTGATAACCATACCAACAGTCAAGTTGGTAGTAAATCCGCTGATAGCACCAACTGTAGCAGTTATGCTTAGACCTGTAGTAGTGCCTACAGTGACCGCTGTTCCTCCGGGAACACTACTAATAGTCAATGCATTACCAACGTTGGTCAACACATAGTAAGTTGTACCCGAACCCACGTTTGTACCAACTGCCGCACTGAACACAATAGTAGCGCCAGCTGTTAAGCCAGGGCTAGTAGCCAATGTAATTGTAGTTCCTGAACTAGAATTAACAGTAACAGTTTGTGCGTTAATGTTACTACCACTTAATGTAAGTTGTGTAGTATTAGTAACCAAGGCAACTTGATAGTTTCCGTTGTAGTTAGTATTTCCTTGATTAGCTATAGTAAGATAACTATCAACTGGAGGATATGCCAATAAATTGTTATAAGGTATGTTGAAAGTTATTAACTTTTGAACAGTACTACCAGTTACTAGTGTATTACTAACATAAGTAAGTGCGCCGACCGCAGTACCAGTAGCACTAATGTTGTTTACTGGATTAGAATCTAATTGTAGATAACCTGGAACCAAGTAAACACCAAATGTTATATTTGGAGTTCCTGCAAGTGTGTTGTTTGTTGCGCCAGTGAATGTTACTACACTGGTAACTACTCCTCCAGCACTTGTGCTAGATACAACAGATGTTACTACTTGCGTACCATCAAAGTAAACTGTACCACCTGACGAGCAAGTAATTAATTGACCTTTAGTAATAGTTCCTGCAACAGCTGATACTGTTATGCTATATGATCCACCGCCCAATGAAGTATAACTACTTGTGGTATAAGTACCTGATGCAGGAGAAACAGGAGTAACATACTGTATAACTCGATGTGTTCTACCATTCCATGCAAAGATATAAGTTCCACTATTAATTTGAGCAATAGTAGTTGCGTCAGCAACTTGCAGTACAGATATCTTATTATCACCTAAGTTGTTACCTTGTGTAACAGTGGAGAAGTATACAGGACCAACTGGAGTTGTTAAACACAATCCGTTGAAAGTAATAGTGGTATAGCTGGCACTTGGTGATCCAACTGATATACCAGTAATTTTATTTCCTTTAAATCCATAACCGCCAATAACTTGACCAGTTGTAATTGTTCCAGTTTTACTACTATTAGAAACAACTAACGAAGAAGGAGTACTCAATGTATAAATTGCAGTAGCACTTCCGGCATAGACAGTAGGATCTGCATTGCCAAAGTTATTAGTATCAACTACAAATTTATAGTAGGCAAATGATGTATCCATTCCTAGAATAGCAGTATTGGCTGGCAATGCTTCACCTGTAGATTCTACTAGGTTATAGGCAATAATACGATAAATCTGCGCCAAATTATTTTGATACTGTAGCGCAGTACTTGGACGTACTGGACGAACGTTATCAATGTTATAGAATTTAATATTCTGTAATACACGTAATGTAACAATTTGTCCATCATATAATGGATATGCTAGACCGTTACTACTTGTATTGTTAGTACCACTAGTACTTAAAGTCAACTGTAAAACAGTTTGACCGTTAATACTTACAGGAGTTTTTGATGCACTGTTAATCAAATATCTAACAATGCCGCCACCTGCTAGGGTATGGTCAATTTCTAATTCAGTAGTATTATATGGAACATAGCTATAACCAGTTACATAAATGCTTAATACCTGACTAGTAACTGTTGGCACCATACTGCCATAGTAGGCACCCTGATTATACACGCGAGCACTTTGTGCCATGTCTTGTGACATGTTATTATAGTTTGGTAACTCAGTAACGTCGCTACCTGTACCACGTAGACCGTAAACACCGTTTGAGTTTGAACCAGCAACAGAGCGAATCTGACCACCGTTTAATGCCCAATAAGCTGTGTAGCAATAGTAGGTAAATGTTGAAACTTGTTCAGTTAAACCAGCGTTGGTTACAAAAATACCATAACCTAAATCGTTAATCTGTGTAAAGTCGTTGGCCAACATGGACTTGTTACCAGCTGTTTCAAGGTTAATACCAATACCAGCACCACCGCCTGTTCCGCCTGTTCCGTACACATAAGTTAGTGTGTTAGTAACAATAGTAGCTCTGTTGGTTGTGTAAATCTTAGTAAAGTCACTATTGCCAGAAATAGTTGGATTGGTACGACTTACTGCACCAAATGAACCATTGTTTACTGTATTGTACAATATTGTAATCAATGCTGAGTAAGCACTGGCTTGTGTACTTGGGCTAGTAGGAGCAGTTAAGCTAGTAACTTGGGCAATATTATTACCAGTAGAAACTGTAATAGCCACATTGCCTAACAAGTTGGCCATAATAGAACTTAATCTGTTCCACGCACTTAAACATACTGCTTGATTGCCACCATACAACTGGCTAACACCATTTACAAAGTATGTACTAGCTATGTCATAGATAGCACTATTACCGCCATACAATGCATCGTAAGTAATAGCGTCAATGATGTAACCAAGGTCACGTTGTGATTTTAAAGCACTGTATCCTGTGATTGATCCTAAGTTAGCTGTACTAGCAATGTAGGCACTAATTTCGTTTTGTAAGAATACTCGGTTAGCTTGTAAGATTTTACTAGCCAACACGTTATCAGTAGTTGCAGAACTTCCACTTGGTATTGGGAATTGCAATGCTGGAATTACAGTACTTTGTGTACTAGCACCTGCTACGCCGTTATTAATAATGTTAGTAATTGTAGTAACGTTAGCTTGTACTGCTAGGTTGTTTAACGTGCTAATACCCAATGCAGTGATTTGAGTACCAACATAATTATATGAATTTACAACTAATGCTTTAGACAATGCAATTACACTATAAGTCGGCAATAAGAAATATTGGCCAACTGCCGCACTCTTATAGTTAGAGTATAATGTACCAGTAATTGTAGTACTAGAGAACCCTGTGTGTTTAATATTAACACTCCAGGTACTACCTGCACCAGTACTACCACTTACGTTAGCGGTAATATAAGTACCTGAAGTAACTCCAGTACCAGTTAAGAACATACCTACATAGATAGTACCTGCACTAACAGTTCCTACAGTTAATGTAGTTCCACTAATAGTACTACTGGTCATGGTAGCAGTTGAACTCAACGCCATATCAAATGCAACTGCTTCTATGATGTTTTGTTGTGCTGTAGAATATAAGTTAGTAGATAATCTAGCACTACTATAAGTTGTCTGTGGATAGAAAGGTGTGCTAGTATCTAAATTCAACACTACTTGATAAGTGTTAGAGTTCCAGCTGACCACATTGTTAACTTGGTAACGAGTTCCTAGAACATAAAACGCGGTTGGAGTTTGTGGAGGACGTACATCTAAACCACTATTAAATGCACCAGTAACAGTAATTTGAAAACCTGTGTTGGCAATACCTGTAATAGTACCAAATAGTCGTCCGGCAAATCCGTCAATGAACTGTCCACCAGCAAATCGTTGCTTGTTAATACTTCCTGAGAAGCTAGCAGATTCTTGACCGTACGGTGACTTAGTCTTAATTTGACCTTCTGGGTCAAGTACCATCATGAATCCGCCATGACCCTGCGCACTGATCAACTTAATACGTGTAGCATCGTTAACTAAGAATACGTCCATTAACTTGTTATTCAATGGAGTACTGTTAATATCCAATGGGTTAGACAAGTAATGACGACCATAGTTCAATGTGTTATACATGTGCCATGTACCTGCACTATAAGTATACAATGCTGGGAATGGATACACAACAGTACAGGTCATTGTGTTACCGCTAACAGTAACAATAACAGCCTTACCTGGAGGGCTTAGCCCGTCTTGAGAACTTACCCCGCCATTGACTGATTCGTTAGTACCGTCTGTGAATACATAACCAATCCAGCTTGGGCTAGCAGTTTGTCCTGCACCTAATGTAATAGTAATCGATCCAGTAACACCGCTAATAGTAGCTGTGGTATTTGTAACAGCCGCAAAGTCTGTACCACTGAAATTGATTAGACCAATTTGCATACCGTCGATAATACTATCGCGATAGAAGAATGTACTACGCCATGGACTTTGACTGATACGATCCAACGGACGAATAATTGTACGACGGAAGTCGTCACCGCTAATCGTTACGTTAGCAGACATCTTTAATGGATAGTCTTCGTAGTAAATACCGCTTTCAACAAACACAGTAATATTTTGGTCTGCAACTTGTTCACCAAAGTCTAACAATTCACCAAATGTCACAGCACTTGTTGTAAGGTTAGATGTGATTGGCAAGTTTAGAGTAATAACAGTTCCTGAAACAGCAGTTACAAGTGCTCCTCTGGGAATACCAACACCAAACGCACCCATACCAGTAACAATGTTACTAATACTATTGTAGTTTGTAGTGTAGGTAGTTGATGTAACATTAATTGTAAAAGATCCAATGCTACCATTTGCAGTTGTAGATACAAATTTAAAGAACCCAGGTCGGGTCATATTTAATGTTATGGTATCGTAAGCAACACTAGTACCTGGTGTATAGCTAATAATTTGTCCATATGCACTACTTTGATTACCAACTAAGATCTTGTTTGGAAGAATGTGGTTTGCACCGGGCTCACCTTGATCTACGAATCCGTTTCCACCGTTATCAAATGTTAATGTATAGTAACCGCTACCAAAGCTAGGTACGGGTGCCGCACCAATACCGTTTTGAATAATACTAACAATAGTATTCATGTTAGCATTCAATGTAGTAATAGGTGTTGCTGTAAATGTTATTATACCATTTGGTGTTCCAGCTGGTGGAGCACTGATCGAAACAGTGATTGGACTGGTTATTGCTGTAATGGTAACAGGTGTGGTATTGGTCCAACCAGTACCAGTGATAACCATTCCAGGAATCAATGTTCCCGATACGCTAGTCAGTGTTAATGAATTAGTGGTATTACTTACATAAGTTGCGCTGGCAATATTGGTACCAACTGTGGCATTCAATGCGCCGTTTGTATATTGTGTTACTAATGTTTGATAACGTGATTGTGTAGTTTGATTTAAAACTTGTATGGCTAGACTTTGTGCAAATTGAATACCGTCAACAGTTTCTGAATATTGTGTTCCAATTGCAATGGACTTTGCCGATACATTTTTATAGTAGCTCTTGCCAGCTGTAATACTTTGATATGTACCATCGGTTAACAAGTCAATAACTTGACCGTCGATAATATAACCAATATCTCTAAAACAAGTTGCTTGATTATAAGTAAACCCGCCTGCAAATTTAACTGATAGATAGTTGACAGTAGCAGTTGCAATGGTGAAAGAGTTGTTTTCAATAATATTGTATGTGCTATATGCACTGTTAGCATTGGTCACACTTGGATATGTTGGTGTGGTATAGAACGCATTGTTATTGATTACACCCAGCACAATGTTGAACAAGTTGGTAACAGTGGTAGTTTGTGCAGAACCATCTGGCCATGTGGCATTAAGTACTTGATTACTAATCTTACCAGCAACAGTTTGATTGCCAATAGTACTATTAGCAAAAGTTACACTAGTTGTAGTACAATTAGTTACGGTCCAATATCCGTTATATCCAGTTGGACTCATGCCTTGGACAGCAATAACTTGTCCAATAGCGTATGGAGCAACACCTTGATTTGCAAATGTCAGTGTAGCACTAGTACCACTACCGCTTGAACCAGTGGTAACAATATAATTGCCCACTGTAGGAAGATAGATACTGTTGGATATAATGTTTGTTGTTGCATTCAAAGCACGGCCTATGGCCGCCGCACAAACAGCAGGTAATCCTGTTATTAGCTGAGCCGTGTTATTGGCATAGTATTGATTTGCCGCTTGTACTATAGCACTGTTTCCACCGTACTTCAAATCATAAGCAATGGCTTCTAGAACATAAGTTAGATCTCGCTTACTGCTGGTAGCATCATAGCTTGTGCCGGAATAGTTTGCATTGATCCAAGCATTTGTTTCAGCGGTAATGAACGGTATGTTTGCCAAAATTGCAGCCGACGCATGAACAGCACTGCTGGCTAGTCCGCTAGGATTTGTAAATGTTGGAGTAGTTCTGCTACTGATACTGTTAGAAATTAAACCAGTGATGGTTGCAAACAATGAAGTAATGGTGGCTTGTTGTACACCGTCATTGATAGTTGGATAGTTAGCATTGGTATAGGTTACAGCCGCTGTTTTTAATGCAGCCTTGGCAGCAGTCATTGCGGTTGCCGCACTAACTAGACTTGCACTTACACTACTTAATGGTGGACTAACAACTGTTGGGTTGGGTCTACTTGAGCTATTAACAATGCTCTGTATTGTTGCAATGTTTAAATTAATAGAATTACTTGCAACACTACCATTACTATAAGTGTTATTTGCATATTGAATGACACCAGTTTGATATAAAGTAGCAGGTGGTTGGTTAATAATAATAGCCTGTGCTAGAGTATTGATATATCCAATTGCACTTACGGTGGCCGCTTGCTCATAACTTTGAATTTGGAAAACACTATTAATCCAATATTGTAAACCAGCATAGACACTTTCACTATTACCGCCGTAAGTAATATCGTAGCATAGTGCCCAAATAATATATTTTACATCTCGCTGACAAGTAACTTTGTTGTATGTTAATGTTGGATAGTTGGCTAACAAGTACGCAATAATTTCTGCTTGTATAAATCCAATGTTGTTTAACAATAATGTTACTGCACTAATTTGTCCTTGCGAACTACTGTATGTTTCGTTTAAGAATAAAATTGTGTTAGCTTGTACAGTTGATAAACCATTTACTACACTAGTACGGGCACTTGAATATGTAGTATAGTTTACACCGTTTGCATAAGTTGGATTAACAACAGCTGGTCCAGCTACCACACCGCCGTTGATAACTGCTATAATATAACCAACTAATGTACTAGCAGTAGATGCGGCATTAGATGACCCTACTCCAGCTGTAGTAGATTGTGTACCTACTACGTTAACACTCTTAGTCCAAGCTGTATTACCGGTAACAATATAACCAATAATATTTTGTAAATGAGTAAATGCACTGGCTACTGATACATATTCAGTAGAAATAGTGCTGGCATTAGTACCAGTGTAATATGCGTTAGCGGCAGTTACGGTGGCACTATTTCCACCATACAATAGGTCAAATGTTATTGCATCGATAACATACCCTGTATCTCTACGGCAACTTGTTTCGTCGTATAAAGAAATAGATCCAGGATTTAAATTAGCATTGATATATGCAATAACTTCATTAATTATAAATTGACGGTTGGCTTGTAATTCTGCGGCACCATTCGTGATACCAATTAATGTACCATTTGAAGTTGCTGTTGGATTAATAAATGTTAATGCAGGTGCGCCAACAGTACTAACATTATTAATGATAGTGGTAATAATAGCCATGCTATTAGTAATAGCAGTAATAGCTCCACTATTTCCAGCAACTAGTAATAATACTTGATCTCTTGCATAATTTATACCAGCAATAGTTTGTGCTTTTTGACTTGTAGTTACTACAGAGCTGTAACTTCTCAAGTAAGAAAATGCCGCAGTAATTGAACGATAGTTTGTTCCAAAGATTAAATCGTCTAATACAGCGTTGACAATTAATCCAACATCGCGTGAACATTTAGCTTGATCGTAGACAAATCCTGAACTTACTGTAACTGGCGGGAATGTAGGAGCAGGTATAACGCCGGTGACAATAATGTTACTGATATTAGTTAAAATACTTGTAATACTTGCCTGTATTGTTGAGCTAGATGATATTGGGCTTAGTGCATTAATATTTGTAGCTAGATTAGATAAGATACCTGCAATTTCACTAGGAGCAGTTGTATTAGCCTCCATAGTGCCAGTCGCAGATGTTAGTCCAAATACAGATCCGTTTAGTTGGCTACTAATTGTAATATGAGTTGAGTCAACTATGCTAAGAATATAATAAGTAGTTCCAGCAACAATATTGCCAAAACTTGTTCCAGTAAATGTAATCTGGCTACCTACAGACATACTGTTACTACTAGCTACTGTGATAGTATTAGCAGTACCTGTTAAACTAACATTTGATACAGACGCATTAGTTAAATTAGTAACAACGTATGTTCCTACACCGCCGGTTCCTAATGCAAACGAAGTAATAACAACGCCAGCTGGCACTCCAAATCCAGTTACGGTCATTCCAACTGCCCATGTACCGGTTACTGTGCCCGCGATGGTCATTGTGTTGCCAGTAATAGAACCTACAGTGGCTTTGGCTGTACCAGTAGTTGCTGTCACAGCTTGGTTAATTAATACTGGAGTGGCCTCTACTCCGGTATATGCATATTGGAATGCTAAGGCAACTTGTATACTTTGATAGTTACTACCAAATTCTAAATCATAACAAACTGCATCAATAACACTACTGATATAATTTTGTAAATTAGTTGTGCTATATGCATAAGATAAAATTTGATCTCTAGCATAGTTAATAGCCGCAGTAATTTGTTGTACACTTGAACTAACATCGCTATTATATGCATTGAATAAGATGCTACCTTGTGTAGTACTGTTAAAGTTTGTACCTAATGCTAGGTCATAACCAACTCCGTTAACAATATTTTGAATAATATTTGAATAACGAGTTTTATCAAATGTAAATGCGTTTACATATTTTTGATTTAGATAAGCAATAGTTTCGTTTTGAATAAACGATTTGTTAGCTTCTAACAATACACTTGCATCTTGATAACCTTGAACGCCGTTATTACCACCAGTAAAACTGATACTTAATAACTGGCTCTTATATTGATTAGGACCGACTGTATAAGCAATCGTTTGTCTATATGGTCCAGGTTCTGTAAATGCTGTACTAATTATATTTTGTGCTTGTAGCAGTGCCGCACCTAGTGAACGGTAAGCATAGTGCCATGCACGGCCTTCGCGACCAGGAGGAGTATTCTTTTGGGTATCGTCACCGACTGTGCTAACATATAAATTTACAGTACTATAATATGTGTTGTTATCTACATAAAATTTTGTAGCGGCTTGTAGATCATCAGCGCCATTTCTAATTCCAAACCCTTTCATACTGCCTGGATGGTCACTTAAGGTCAGTGCCCCAGTCATTGAATCGCCGTCACGTAGTACAACATGCTGGCGTTGTACAGCTTCTGTAGCAACATAGTTGCCAGTTAAACTGGCATTGTAATCTGGATCGTTAGTTTGTGCAGTAGTTGGCATAGCACGTACACGCAATGCTCCTGATACTTGCCCATTAACTGCTTTTAAATAATTAGTGTCTGCATAGTCAACTGTAACCGCTAGTTGTCCTAGTGTTGTACTAACTCCTTGGCCAGCATAAACTGCATTAAATGCCGCTACTAAATCTGCACTTGGGTTACCTAATCTGCCAATAGTAAACAAGTTAGCATTGATTGGCGCACCCATGCTTGGTGCTGGATCGTTGATTAGACCAATTGCAGTACTGGCAATGACAACTTCTTGATTGCTAGTAGTATCAATGTTAATACCAATGCCAGCTGTAAGTGTACGAGCAGTTAGGCTACTACCAGTAGTACTACCCATGATAACTTGATTTTTGCTATAACTAGTTCCTGAAATTTTACCGTTGGTTGTTAGTGTTCCAGTAACAGAACTGGCAAATGTAACGCTGTTAGTAGTTGCTGATGCAACAATATGATTACCATTATATCCGGCTGGCACACAACCAGTAACAATAATATTTTCGCCAATATTGTAAGGTAAACCTAGGCCTGGATTTGGGTTACTGAAATACAGTGTTACTTGAGAACCATCGGCACTGGCACTGGTAGTAGAAAATCCAGTGGTACCTGGAGCATCTGCTAGGTTACCAAATTTAATAAATCCGCCAACGCCAAATACAGCATACAGTTCATTAAAGTTTGCATTAACTTTGTTAAACGATTCGCGGATACTATCGCCGGTACCGTCGTTACCTTGTATACCAATATCAATTATATTTTGTGCCATTTATTAAACTCCAAAGCTAGAACCACAACCGCATGTATGATTTGCGTTTGGATTCTTTATGCTGAATGAACTGCCCATTAATTCTTCTTTATAATCTATCGTTGCACCTGATAGATATTGCATACTCATGCTATCTACAAGTACTCGGAAACCGTCTAAGGGTATTTCAAAGTCATCTTCATTCATTTCTTCGTCCAGTGTAAACCCGTAGCTAAAACCACTGCATCCGCCACCTTGGACAAATGTACGTAAAGATACTTTGGGATTATTTTCTTCAAGGAGAATATCCTTGATTTTAGACTTTGCTGACTCTGAAATGGTGATCATGATTGCCCTCGATATGGTATTTATCAAATGCTTTTTATAACCTTAATGTAAATACTAGTATGTATATCAGCACTGAATTCAGACAAACTCAATATGTACGCACCAGCAAGCGGGGCAAACATCACACTTATGTCCGTAATAAGCGGGTGTTAGTGTTTAGATGTGATGCGTGTCAGGAAGTGTTTACCCGTGACAAGGGCAACATGGATTCTAAAAGATTGAATAACAACTTTTATCATGTGTGCGGCAACTGCGATGCCAAGAAGTTTGCGCAGATGAAAGGCGTTGAATCCCGAAGGGTATGGGATATGCCTGTAAGTAGTCTTAAGACGCTAGACCAATTCTAGAACTAATAACGTTCCAGTTGATAATCTTCCACTGATTGGCTAGATAGCCCTTTTTATCTGCTTGGTAATCAAGTGCCCAAGCATGTTCCCACCAGTCAACCAAGAGTACAATGTCCATTTTAATTTCGTGATTCTTGATAGTCTTGATACTGCCATCACGAGCAAGATATACCCATCCGCTACCTTGCACTGCCATGGCTTCTTTGAGAAACTTGTCTTTAAAATTGTCAAAAGTTTTGTAATGTTTGGCAATAAACTCGCCTGCAGATCCATCTGGTTTATTGGAACTAGTGGGTTTTTGAAATTGTGTAAAATAAATGTCGTGCAAAAAAGCACCTGCTTCGTTAAAGTCAGCATCGCCTTCGCCTTTATTGAAGCGTTTAACATAGCCGCCATACAACTCACCATAGTGGTAGTCTATAGTTTCTTCACTCATGCTGGGCTCTAAATCATCTCGTGCATAAGGCAACTTGGTTTGAGTCAAAGTTTTGGGACTTTTACCCTCGTTCAGTGTGATATGCTTAATAAAGTTGTACATAATGATATTTATCGTATAAATATTCTACAGGAGATATAACCATGTTACATCACATTAAAAAATTATTTGGC